TGCGAGTTTTGGTGGCGTGCGAATATAGCGGAAAAGTCCGAGAGGCGTTCCGCAAGCTCGGGCATGATGCGTGGAGCAATGACCTGTTGCCAGCGGATGATGGTAGTCCGTACCACATTCAGGGCGATTGCGTTGACCAGATCAATCAGGCGTGGGACATGATAATCATGCACCCGCCTTGCACTGCCTTAGCTGTTTCCGGTAACCGTTGGTACGGTAAGGGTATGCCTAAACACAAAGATAGGATTGATGCCATCAATTGGACGGTTGGATTGTGGGAGTGGGCGAAGTGCAACGCAGAATATGTGGCAATGGAAAACCCAGTTGGTGTCCTTCCAATGAAGCCGACCCAATACATCCAGCCTTGGCAGTTCGGGCACGGAGAGACAAAGAAAACGGGCCTATGGCTGCACAATCTTCCGCCGCTTGAGCCGACGGACATTGTCGAAGGGAGAGAGCAGCGCATATGGAAGTTGCCGCCAACGGCTGACCGGTGGAAACTTCGAAGCGAGACCTTCCAGGGCATTGCGGATGCCTTCGCAGATCAGTTGGGCCGGTTATAAAAACGCATGACCATATGCGAAAACGGTATTTCACAGGAGTTGGTAGGGTTGGTACATTGGAACCATAGACAAACACAACGGCCACAGTCCAAAGGGGAATAGACATGAGCAACGCAGCCGAAATGAACAAGATTGCAGAAGCCGCCAAAAAACAGAGCAACAACGTAAAGCTGATCGATGGCCATGCTGAGGGTGAAATCAAAGGCCACAAAGTTAAGTGCATCGCGGTTCCGGTTCGCACTAACGGCCGCTGCCTGACACAGATGACCTGGTACGTTGATGGCACTCGCACCAGCAAAGCCAAAGTGGCCGCCCTGTGATGGGCGGCTTTATCATTTGCGAGTTTTGCGGGTACAAGTTTGATGAGTCTTGTGGCATATATGGCTGCCCTAACTGCAACGGACAAGGCTAGAACAATAAGTTATTGGCAACCCCACCCCAACCTATGGCGTAATGGTGTGGTGGGATTTAGGAGGGAGTGAGATGAAGAATTCAGATATGACGATTTACCCGATTCCAAATATGCAGGCATCAGAGCTTGAGTATCACGACATTGTTTCTGGCCTAACCAAGCGTGAGTATTTTGCAGGACTGGCGATGCAGGGGCTGTGTGCTGACCCGAACATGCCTGGAATAGTCAATGCTGCTGAAATCGCAGTTGAGATGGCCGACGCCCTACTACAACAACTGCAAGCAACGGAAGGGGGAGATTGATATGGGGAAGCATACACCATTACCATGGGCGGTACCGGCGCAACGAGATCCGCAAGCCGTGGAGATTGACGCGCCCATGGGCGATCCTGACGTCGGGCATGTTCGTTGGAACGGATTCATTGTGTGTTACGGATGCGACGACGATCCTGGCATCGGGGCGCAAAAGGCGCGGGCCAATGCTGAGTTTGTTGTTCGCGCTGCGACGTACCACGCCCGCCTGGTGGAGGCTTTGCGGATGCTGCTCAAAGATCCAAACCATCCGATAGTGGATGCAAACGCCCGCACCCTCCTAGCCCAACTAGACGGAGAATTGGAATGAGTTTTGATATTGAGCGGTTGAAGGTTGATGAGTCTTTGTGGCCGGAAGGGGCCAATTACTTTTTGCCCGGCGGTATATTTGCATCTGAATGCTTGCAGGTTGGCCGTAAAGACGCTATCCCCCGCCCCACCAAACCCGAGTGGGTGGATGGGTTGCCGCCAGTCGGGGAAGAGTGTGAGATAACCACCGAGTACGGCTGGCTGCCATGCACGATTGTGGCTCATGGGGAAGATTACGCGGTTGCGCACATTCACCCTAACGAGAACAACCTGAAAGTGGATTGGTCGCGCCATGGGTTTCGTCCAATCCAAACACCAGAGCAACGGCAGCGGGAGGAGTTGCTTTCCATTATTGAAGACCTCGGCTACAGCTCGCACGGAGTTGCCGATGCCATCCTCTCAAAATACAACCTGACGGAGAAGTGAGATGAACCCTAGCCGCTTTGCCAGATACTACGAGCGCCTGCCGTACACGATAGGCAAGGCGGTTGGATTTATCCGCGCTGGCCATGAGTGGAAACCAAAAGGCCGGATGATTGATGGCAAGTTTCAGGTCTACTATGAATCGGCGCGCCTATCAAAAAGCGGAGTCCAGTATAATCGACTGATGCGACTTCGCAGGAGGCTACTGCAATGCCCATAACTTGGCACGCCAAAAACCACCACCTAATTGCCACCAAGGGCAGCGCACAGGTTAGCGTAAGCGTGCCGGTGGACAATTCATTTACGAATGCCAGGCTATGGCTCGGATCGTTCAGGTTGTGCGTGACGATGTGCGAGGCTAAGCTGGCGGTTGAGGAGTGGAGGGCTAGAGCATGAAAACCGACCACATCTACTACCTAGCCGCCATAGTCGTACTGGCCTTGGCAGTTTGGGGGAGCAATGCGAGGGCTGAGACTAGCTTTTGCAAGCAAGTTGAAACTCTGGCAGAAAGCGTAATGACCGCTCGTCAGAAAGGCGTGCCGCTGTCTAAGATAATCGAAATAGCTGAGGAGTCGGAGATTGGCGATACAATAAGAGCTATGGCCATGGAGGCTTATTCTGGCCCGGCTTATTCGACGCGAGAGTATCAGGACAGGAAGATACGGCAGTTTACTGATGATTGGTATCTGGCCTGTTTGCGTAAGCTTGGAGATTGAGCTATAGTCACCTATGACAATTGCATGTCCACGCCGTGAGGCGTTATGTAGTACGCACCCCGTTACGCGGTTAAGTGGCGGTAAATTTTGCGGATAGGGTAGCTCCCGAAAAGCTGGTCACACCCAAAGCCAGTTTCCGCAAATCCTTTTAATTTGGGGCTTAGAGGGTAAAGCAATGGAAGACCTTTCTTCTGTATTTTCATACGATAAAGAAACCGGAGTAATTTGGAATCTTGAGCGCAATAAGCGAGCTGGAAGCGAAAATCGCCTCGGATGTAAACGATACAGGATAATAAGGCATAATCGGAAAAAGATTAAAGAGCATTGGCTTGCGTTTTACCTTGTGACTGGCGAATGGCCAAAACAAGTTGTCGATCACATTGACGGAAATGGCTGTAACAATAAATGGTCGAATCTAAGGCTTTGCACTCAATCTGAAAATAATAGAAACAAGGCCATACAGAAAAACAACTCAAGCGGGATATGCGGAGTCCATATCTGCGGAAAAACCGGCAAATGGAGATCCGAGATTACTAAGGACAAGAAAAGGTATAGGCTTGGATTTTTTGATAATTTGCTAGATGCTTGCGCAGCAAGAAAGTCAAAAGAGATTGATCTTGGTTTCCATAAGAATCATGGTCGTGCTAGAATCTGTCCATAGTGCGGTGAATGCCTAGCGCCGGGAACAAGGCCCCGGCCACCACACTAAATCCATTGCAGGAGATGCTCAACTCGTCTCCGACCATGGTCACGGCGGGTAGCAACAGGTAGCCCGCCCCTAATCCCACACCGCAGGCAGGCCGGTATAGCCTCCTCTCTCTCCTTGCCCGCTACCAAAGCGGGCTTTTTTTGTCCGCGCTCCGTGATATACTGACAACACCACAAACTAACCGTTGTCAATATCATGAGCTACGACGTAAAACTAACCGAAAAAGAATCCGAGTTCTGCCGACTGCTGGTATATGACCGACTCCCTCAGTACAAAGCGTATATGGAGGCGTTCGGGGCTAATAAGAGTACAGCGCCTGCCGAGGCTAGTCATCTTGTGCGGAAAGAGAGGGTGCAGGCTGAAATTCAGAGGCTAAGGGATGAGAAAAGCAAAGACGCCGAATGGGAGTTTATGGACTCAATCTATGCACTCAAGGGTGTAATTGCCTGCCCTGAGAAGCATTCAGATTTGGTTAATGCTGTCAAAGAGATTAACAAGATGTTGGGTCTGGATAAGGTGACAATAGATCACACGTCAAGTGACGGCAGCATGACGCCAAAATCAGCCATCGACGTATCAAAGCTACCAAACGACGTACTTGAAGCAATATTGAATGCAAAGCCCGATACTGACTGATCAGGATCTGATAGAAGCAGAACGCGAACTATGCCGCAGATCACTGGCGGCTTTCGTGCGTAGAGCTTGGCATGTGCTTGAGCCGGGGCAAGAATATATACACGGCTGGCACGTTGATGCTATTTGCGAGCATCTTGAGGCCATAACGAACGGCGAAATCAACCGGCTTCTGATCAACATCCCGCCTGGCACCATGAAATCAACGCTGGTTAGCGTGTTTTGGCCAGCATGGGAATGGGGGCCAAAGGCAAAGCCCGCAACGCGGATTATTGGCGCTTCACATGAGCAAGGGTTGGCCATTCGTGATACGCGTAAGATGAGAAACCTCATCATATCCGATTGGTATCAAAATCTTTGGCCTTTGGCGCTTACCAGTGACCAGAACCAAAAGACGTTTTACGAAAACAATCAGACCGGATTCAGGCAGGCGTGCGCGGTAGCTGGTATGACGGGGCGCCGTGGTGATCGCGTGCTATGGGATGATCCGCACAGTGTAGAAGCCGCATTATCTGATGCGCATCGAGAAACGGCGCTTAGGGTTTTTCAGGAGACACTACCCACTCGACTAAACAACCCTGACAAGTCCGCTATCGTTATCGTAATGCAGCGCCTGCACGAGCTGGATGTTTCTGGCCTGATACTTGAGAACGATTATGGGTATGAGCATCTTTGCCTGCCCATGGAGTATGAGCCAGAACGCCACTGCACCACATCTATTGGTTTTAGTGACCCTCGTACCGAGGAAGGCGAACTACTGTTCCCTGGACGCTTCAGCCGCGAAACGGTAGACCGTGATAAAAAGGTTATGGGCAGCTTTGCGGTAGCTGGCCAATTCCAGCAGCGACCAGCGCCCCGCTCTGGCGGGTTCTTTGATTGGCAGAATATTGAAGTAGTCGATAGACCGCCCAAATTGCGCCGGATTGTTCGATTTTGGGATAAGGCTGGAACAGATGGCGGGGGCGCTTATACCGCTGGCGTGAAAATGGGACAAGGTGAGGACGGCTGTTATTACGTTCTTGATGTTGTCCGTGGCCAATGGTCTGCCGCTCCACGCGAAAAGACAATCAAGGCAACCGCCAGTATTGACGGGCAAGCTGTACAGATATGGATAGAGCAGGAGCCAGGATCAGGCGGCAAGGAGTCTGCTGAGGCCACCATCAAGAACCTTGCAGGCTACAATATTAAGTCTGAGCGCGCAACGGGTGACAAGGCGGTAAGAGCAGAACCTTATGCCGTTCAGGTAGAAGCCGGAAACGTCAAAGTAGTTCGCGGCGACTGGAACCAGGCGTTCATTGATGAGCACAAGAATTTCCCCGTTGGCAAGTACAAAGACCAGATTGACGCGGCTGGTGGCGCCTTCAACAAGCTTGCAGAAGGCTACAACCTTTCAGCATGGGGGTAATATGATATACTCCCGTTATGCAACCCAGTTATAAGAGATAATCATGGCAGAGAAACCGAGAATCAGGACAAACGCGGACGGCAGTTACCGGCTTGATGCTTGGTCTAACTCTGTCTCTGGTATGGGCATGCCGGGATTTGACAAGACTCGGTACACGCGGTTTAACTTCGCGGGCAGCTTCATTGATTGGCAAACCCTTTCGATGATTTACCGCTATGACTGGTTAGGCCGCAAGATTTGCGAGCGCCCTGCCAAGGATGCAACCCGCCGCTGGATTAATCTCGATGACGACAGAATCAACACCGAGCTTGATCGATTGAAGCTAAAGCAGCGCTGTAAGCAAGCCATTTCATGGGGCCGCTTGTATGGTGGATCAGCAATTCTGTTGATCGTTGAGGATGGGCTTACGCCTGCCGACCCGTTACAGCCTGCCAAGGTTCGCCGGATTATCGATCTACCAGTTATTGACCGCCATCACCTGCAACCGAAAGGCAAGATCGAAGACGCCTACGCCGTTCGGTTTGGCGAGCCCGAATACTACACCACCAACAACGGTACGGTGTTTCATCACTCGCGTGTGCTGAAGTTCACAGGAACTGACCTGACCAGTGATGAGGCGGAACGGGAAGAGCATTGGGGTGGCTCTTATATGGAGCTGTACCAGGAAGCGGTTAAATCGTTCCAAGGCTCCATGCAAGACGTTCGCCACATCATGACGGAGTCCAGCATTGGCGAGCTGAAGATTCCCGGCCTGACTAATTCTGTCGCCATGGGCGGCAAGATTTTCGACAATATCCAGAAGCGACTGGATCAGTTCAACCTGTCAAAGTCCATATACCGCACAGCGGCCATGGACGGAGAGGAAGAGTTCGACTTTAAACAGCGCCAGCTTACCGGACTCGCTGATTTGCTTGACCGCTTCATGACGCAAGTTGCGGGCGCTACGGATATGACGGAGTTAGTTCTGTTTGGCACGTCCCCCTCTGGCCTGAATGCCTCACAGGAAGAGCAGTTTGCCGTGTATTACGACATGGTGAGGGACATTCAGGAAGATGACCAGATGGACGCCATTAACGCTGTCACCGCTTGCCTGAATAAAGGCGTTGTTCCAGATTGGGAATACAAGCCGCTGATGGAGCCTAGCGACAAAGAGCAAGCGGAGATTCGGAATCAGGAAGCTCAGGCTATGGCCGCTATAGCTCAGTATATCAGCCTGCCTCCTGAATCATGGATTGAGCACCTAAACGGCACCGGCCACTTTGATCTACCAGAAAATGGCGCTATGCCAACGGTGAATCCCGACGAATTTGCATAGATCGACCCCTTATGCGAAAATTGCATAAGAAACCAGATGGATATTCCAATGCCTGATATTCAGATGACAGAGTACCGAGAGGACATCGGCGGAGACGTAACGCTCAAGTTCGATGACAACGGCTATCTGCGCGTTGACGGGATCGCTGCAAAGGCTGGCATTCTGACTTATCTGCTACCCAACGGCGACATCCGGCGCGAATACGTACCGGCTGAAACGCTCTTTAACGCCGATTCACTTGATACGCTCCGTGGCGCGCCCGTCACTGTCGAGCATCCCGGCGTGCTGAGTCCTGAGACCTCCAGCCAATACAGCCGTGGAAGCGTCCCAAAGGCGGACGCGGACGGCGAAAAGCTGAAGGTTGGCGTTGTTGTGACTGGCAAAGATGCCATTGAAGCCATCCAAGGCGGCAAGCGCCAGCTGTCCCCAGGCTACCGGGCAGAGCTTGACTTCACCCCCGGAGAGTACCAGGGGCAGAAGTACGACGCCGTACAGACTCGCCGGATTTACAACCATTTGGCCATCGTCTCAAGTGCGAGAGGTGGCGACGAATGCAGATTGCACCTAGATAGCCTAAAGGCTGACGGTGTGAACTGTGCTGTGGAAGTACCCACTGAACCCAACCACCGACGAGGTGAACCAATGCCGACTGTAAAACTCCAGTCCGGTGCAACTGTCGAGGTGGCTGACGCCTCCACAGCAAGCACCATTCAGTCCGAGCTGAACCAGCTTGCACAGCGCGCCGATGCTGCTGACAAAATGGTCAGTCAGGAGAAGTACGACGAGCTGCAAGGCAAGTACGATGGCCTTATGGCAGAAATGGACAAAATGAAGAAGTCCGAGAAGATGGACGCTGACGAAATCGGCGGCTACATCGAGACTGTTGAAGCTGCCCGCAAGCTGAAGTCTGATCTTGAGATCAAGGCTGATGGCAAGTATCTGGACGCCAACGCCATTATGGCCGCCGCTCTGGGTATTGATGCAGAAGGCAAGTCTTCCGAGTACCTGAAAGGCCGCTTTGATTCTGCCGTAGAGCTGGCCAGCAAGGAAGACATTAAGAAGCAGCGCGAAGTCCGCGAGGATAACAAAGATATCCCGCTGACCGGTCGTCAGAAATTCATTCAAGAACAGAAGAAGCGGAGCGCATAACCATGCAGACCACATACAATGAAAAGATGGACGTAGCGGTTGTCGGTCAATTGGTTGACTGCACTAACCGCCGCGTTGAATCAAAGTTCGCCGAAGGTGCGATCAATGCCGGTTCTGCCGTGCAGATCGGTACTGCCGACGATCAAGTGCTGACCACCACCACTGAAGTTTATGGTGTGGCCATCCAGCATCCGACCCTGACCCTTGGCGATGACAGCGGCCTTGCGGCTTACGCAGAGTTCGACGGCGTATCACTGCTGACCAATGGCCGGATTTGGGTGCAGGTTAATGCAGCGGTTGCCATCGGTGACGCGGCCTATTACGAGGTTGCTAGTGATGCGTTTAACGCCACCAACACCAACGTAGCTGTACCGGGCGGCAAGTTCGTTTCATCCACCACAGGCGCGGGCCTGGCAATCCTGGAGATCAAGTAATGAAGATGACTAACGAGGTGCGACTCGATCACCTGGAGCAATTCGAGAAAAACCCCGTCGCCGCATGGGTGCAGGGTGTTAACTGGGCTCGCTTCAACATGGACGCCAACGAGGGTGTAATCTTCGCCCGCCAGTTGGAGTACGTGGAAAGCCGCGCCTATGAAGTGAAGTATCCGACCCTGAAAGGCCGCGAGCTGTTCCCTGTGGACTACTCTGTGCCGACCGGCGCGGAAACCTTCACCTATCGTATGTATGACCATCAGGGCGCATTCAACCTGATCACCAACTACAGCGATGACTTCAAGCGCGTGAACGTAACCGGTGAAGAAGTGACCGGTAAGGTTCATTCGTTCGGTGCATCCGTTGAGTACAGTGTTCAGGATCTGCGTGCAGCCGCCATGGCTGGACTTCCTCTGCAAGATCACGAGGTTCGCGCCGCTCGCCGTGCTTCCGAGCAGAAGCTGGATGACATCATCCTGAACGGTGAAGCCAAGGGCAACCTGTACGGCATCATGACCCACCCGAACATCCCGAATGCGGCTGTTCCGAACGGTGCGGGCGGTACTGCCACGTGGTCTACCAAGACCCCGGACGAAATTCTGGCAGACTTGAACGACATCGTTACTGATATGATCGACTTGACCAAGGGCGTTGAAGCACCTGACACCCTGATCCTGCCGATTGCTCAGTACGAGTTGATCAACAACACCGCTCGCAGCTCCACCAGCGACACCACCATTTTGCAGTTCTTCCTGCAAAACAACGCGCACATCCGCAAGGTTGAAGCGTGGTACAAGCTGAAGGGCGCAGGCGCTGGCTCTACCGATGTGATGATTGCTTACCGCAATGATCCTGAAGTGATCCAGACTGTGATTCCCCAGGAGCTAGAGTTACTCCCGCCGCAGGAACGCAATATGTCGTTCAACATTCCGTGCCATGCTCGTTTTGGTGGCGTGCGAATCCGATACCCTCTTGCCCTCAGCATTCGCCGAGGCATCTAACGAACTGGCCCTCTACGGAGGGCCTTTTCTTTGCTATACTGAAAATGCACGGATAGGACGGCCATCCGAAAGCCAGAACGCTACTGGTTTCCGTGCAATCTTCTAGCGACCACTTGAGCGGAGTGCGTATCTATGGAAATCATTTCTCGCAAAGAAGCTAGAGAGAAAGGACTGGAGTGGTATTGTCTTGGGAATAAGTGCCCAAATGGCAATGTTGCGCCTAGGAAAGTAAAGACGGCAGATTGTTGGTGCGCAGATTGTCGAGAATCGGTAAGAGCTAGAGAGCGTGCACGATACTATGAAAACCGTGAGCGTATCCTAAAGCGGAAAGCTGACTACCATAAAGAGAACAGAGAGAAAATCATAGGGTACTTGAACGATTACAGGGAAGAGAATAAGAGCGATCTATTGAGAAAGAAAAAGGAAGATTACTGGAGCCGAAGAGATGTATATAGAGAAAGGAATCAAAGGTGGATCAAAAACAATCCCGACAAGGTTAGAGAGCTTAATCGAAACAACAGGGCAAGACGAAAAGGCGCTGAAGGCACCTACACAAATGCAGATGTTGATAAGCTTTACCGGACACAAAAAGGCCGGTGCGCAGCTTGTGGTGATTGCCTGAAAGCCGAAGGCTATCATGTAGATCATATTCAGCCGCTAATCTTAGGCGGATCAAACTGGCCTGACAATCTTCAATTGCTTTGCCCTAAATGCAATCTAAGCAAGGGCGGGAAAGACCCATATCAGTGGGCTATGGAGAATGGGCGGCTGCTGTAGTACACTTAATGCGGTTAACCACCAAAACAACGGAGCATGACATGTCAGAAGAAACCAAAACCACTACACAAGAACCAAAAACTCAGGCGCCGAAAGTTGGCCGTCCGCCAAAGGGTGTGAGCGTGAAAAACACAAGCCAGCGGCCTATCACGCTGATCGTAGACAAGAACACCCGCGAGACCATCCTGCCGACTGAGACCAAAGAGCTTGACAAGGACTTTATGGCGGCGATCGAGAAGAACGCGGGCGCCATGACGTTCTTTGAGTCTGGCGATTTGGTGAAGGTGTAACAATGGCGGCACCAATCCTAAAATACTTTGAATACGAGCACCTTCCTGATCATCTGCAAGAAATCAGTAAGCCAATCTGTGTTTTGGCAAAGAACATGGATCTTGAGCTTCCTGATTGCGCGGAGAAGTCAGCAGGTTTGCGCAAACTTTTAGAGGCTAAAGACTGCCTCGTTAGGGCTTATCTGGAGAAGTAACCCATGACCATGACCCCGACAGAGTTCAAAGCAGCGTACCCGGAGTTTAGCTCGGTAGCCGATGCATCCATTCAGGCGCAGTTAGATGCGTTCGACTTGCTGTATCAAGGCGACTACGGCGACCTGTCGGACTATCTGTCGGGGTTATACGCGGCTCATCAGGTGACGGTTTATACGACTAATACCAGCGCCTCGCCAGCGCAGACGGTTGAGGCCCGTTCAGTTGACGGCCTATCGTGGAAGTACGCGAAAGCTGGCAATGCAGAGAAGGCCGGTGATTTCGCGTCCACCAAGTACGGGCTTGAGTTTTACCGGCTTATATCAATGTTCGGGCAAGGGCCGGTTATGGCTAAGGCGGTGCCGTGAATATCTATGATGATATGCGGGCCGCTTTTCTGTCTGAGCTGACCCTGAACAGCGAGCAGGGCGAATTAGTTTACATTGAGCCTGGAACTGAGACGGGGCCAGAGTATAACCCTATCATTACTCCCGGCGCTGAACACCATGTCAAAGGTATCAAGCGCAGCGGTAAGCGAAAAAATGAATACATTGACGGCGGCTATATTGTGGCCAGTGATACGCTGTTCATGATCGCTGAATTCGGGGAGGCGCCACAGACCAGCGGCACCTTCCGCGCCAACGGCAAAACCTACCAAATCATCATGGTTGACCCAATCACCGAGGAAGTGCCGCCGGTTGGTTACTACCTTGGTCTGAGAGTATAAGAATCACATTCTATATTCCAAAACGTTATTTTACAGATTTGCGCCAGTCTAATACTATTTGCTCATCGGCTAACGCTGATACGGCACAGCCCCGAAATGTATAGATCAGATCCGAAGCGCTGGGCAGGGCAACGCAAAGTGCTAGTCAATAGCCTGTAACATCTTCTGCGAGGGTGTTATGGGGTGGAGACACCAAGGCAGCGCAAAGAACCGACGAGCATTGAAGATATATGCGATGAAAGGCAGCTCGACGCGCTACAACGTAGCCACTAGCATCTTTTCGAGGGTGTTAGTGGATGCGAGAAGCATCAGAGAATCGAAAAGCAAGCAACCGAATGGCAATGAATAGAATTGAAAGGCTGCGCAACGCGCTAGCATCTAGCCTCTAGCGCCTTCACTGAGGGCGTTAGTGGGTGGAGACACCAGCGCACGGAAATGCTTAGCAAAGCACGGAACAGAAAAGAACCTAACGGCAAAGCAAAACCACTGGAGGGCCAATACTGGCCCCCCTTTTAACGAAATCAAAATCAGGAGTTTTATCATGGCTATTCAGTCAATGAGTGTTACCTTTCGCGGCATTGATCAACTGTTGCAAAACAACCCGCAAACTAGTGACCCGCTTAACCATTTCTCCAAGGAAATGAAAAAGCTAACCGCCAAGCGCAAAAAGCAGGACGAGGACATTCTCGAAATGCGCCGACTGGAAATGCGCGCCAAGCTGTATTGGGATGACGAGGTTGGTGTATACGTTCCGTCATCCTGGGTTATGGCGATGATCTGTGGCAATAGCTGGACACGCGCCAAGATTAAGAAAGCCGATATTCGCGCCGCTGTTTTTGCGACAAGCTGGAAGCTGCCACTGGATTATGCTGGCAAGAACAAGGTTAAGCAGCCGCTTGATATTGTGGACGATGAGTCTTTCCAGTGCGTCAAGTCCCTAAAGCAAGGTCAGGTGCGAGTTGTTAAGGCGTCTCCGGTTTTCAGTAATTGGGCGTTCACTTGCGATCTTGAATATGATGACACCATTATCAGTAAAGAAGAGCTACAAGGGCTGATTGAATACGGTAGCAAGTTTGGCGGGTTCGGTGATTTCCGCCCGACCTATGGCCGCGCAATCCCGGAGGTGGAGCATGGATAAGAAAGGCATCATTGAGCAACTGCGCGCACTCGGAATGACCAACTACGGCTCTGTCATCGAAGGTGATTTGGTTCGCAAGTGGGCAGGTATTGAATATCCAGAAACCGGCACGAAAGAAGAGTTTGACAATCTGGCGCTGCAAGAACTTAGCGTAATCGACTACATTCGGAATTGCCTGCTTAACGAGGGCAAGTATCTGAAGGCGCACAGGGATGACTATCGGATTTTGTCTCCATCGGAAAATTCCGGACAAGTTGAGGCATACATGAGGTCTGCTGACCAAAAGCTGAAGCGAGCAATAAAGCTCAGCAAAAATACTCCGGTACAGAGCGGTCAGAGTAATAATAGTTTTACCGCCAGAGCGATGCTAAAGAGAGAAAGCATAAAAGAGCAGCGCCGGAAAGACTCTGTGACAAGATAAACCACCCCGCCCGCACAACGCGGGCTTTTTGGAGGATGAGATGAAATTATCAGAATTTATCAATCGCTTGGAAGATTTTAAGGAAGAATATGGAGACTCGAATCTAGTGTTTTTGGCCGGACTGCCTTTTGGCAATACGGAGGTCCTGGATTTTGATGAACTGAGGAAGTCCGATGATCCTCTTGGGTCTTGTGAGGTTTGGCTGGAGGAGTAGTTTCCATTTTTGTTTGATATACTGATTGGAGTGGAGGGAGTTATGGAATCACTAGAGAAAACCGTTCACGATAAGTTACAGGATTTCGCAAGGGAGCTTGCCGACAAGCATGGCGTGATGATTTGTGATGTTACGTTCTGCTGGACATATACCCTATCAGGAGAGGCTATCTTGCTAAGCACAGACGTAAAGACCGAGAAGCATGGCCATTAACCTCCTATCCACCCAAACCGCCGAAGAGCGCCGAGTTTTACGCGCCTTCCGCGAGGCAATCAACTCTATCCGCGATCAAGCCGTCATTCAGGAGATCGTGCGTCTTTTGGAAGTCGGCAATGTGGATGGGGTTATTGAGTTGTTGCAGTTGGATGCTGCTACGTTTGAGCCGCTTGAAGAGGCTATCAGGCAGGCTTATCGGCAGGGCGGGTTAACGGGCGCGGCGCAGATTGGGCCTATCCCTGTGGCGGCTGGAACACTTTCGCTCCGGTTTAACGTCCGCTCACCACGCGCCGAAGAATGGCTTAGAAATATGTCCTCAAGGCTGATCACAGAGATTGTCGAGGATCAGCGCGTCATGGTTCGTGAGCGCCTGACAGACGCCCTGAGCCGTGGCGTTAACCCTAGACAATCTGCGCTTGATTTGGTGGGTAGAATTGACCAGAGGACGCGCAAGAGGGTTGGCGGTTTTGTTGGCCTCACCCAGCGTCAGGCCCAATGGGTTAGCAATGCAGCCGACGAGTTAGCGAATCTTGACAGCAACTACTTCACGCGAGAGCTAAGAGATAAGCGTTTTGACGCCACTGTGCGTAGAGCTATTGCTGATGGCAAGCCACTGAAGCAGGATCAGATAAACCGCATCACGACGGCTATGCAGGCTAGGGCTGAGCGGTATCGAGGGCTAACGATAGCTCAAACCGAATCAGTTACAGCGCTGAGGGCAGGTCAGAATGAGGCTATAGCTCAGGCCGTAGAGTTGGGCGAGGTTGAACGGGAGTTTACCAAGAAGTTCTGGGATTCATCAGGGCGGCCAAATGTTCGGGAAACTCACCGTCAAGCGGATATTCAGTATAGGGACGGGATACCCTTTGATGAACCTTTCATTGTTGGCGGCTATCCATTAATGTATCCGGGAGACCCGAGAGGGCCGGCAAAAGAAGTTATACGTTGCCACTGTCACCAGATTGTGGAAATCGACTTTGGCGCAAGATTGGCGAGGATAGAAGGCTTTGGCTAAAGTAACCGTAAGCGAGTGGGTGGCAAAGTCGGAGGCAAGGCTTGATGCGGTCTGGAAGACGGCAGCGCAGGATTTGGCCAGAGAAGTCCAGACGCCTAGAGCAAAAGGCGGCCACCTGCCGGTTGACACATCCTTTCTCCGCAACAGCTTTGCAGCAAAGAACGGCGGCGTCCCTCGCGGTCGCTCTGACAAGCCAGCAGACTACACCAATAAAGATTACGACTTCGCCCCTATCTCCATCGTTCTGACTCGGGCGAAAATAGGTGATAGGATTGTGTTTGGGTATACGGCAAATTACGCTGTCTACATGGAAGCCCGTTACTCTTTCGTAAGACTAGCCGCCCAAAACTGGACGCAGATCGTAAACAAGGCAGCGCGCAAGGTGCGCAGGAGTGTGAGCCGTGCCAACTAACGAACAAGTCTACCTAGCCCTTGCATCTATGCTGGATAACGCAGCGCTTGGCTACCCTATTCTATGGCCCGGTCGCGGAGGCACGCCGCCCAACACCGGAATCTGGCTACAAGTGCAGTTTCAGCCGAACCAAGGCATTGATAATGGATTAGGGCCAAATGATAAACGATTGCCGCAAGGCATTTTTCAGGTTTCCGTGTTTGATCGACCAAGCGCGGCAGGATGGTTGCCAGCTCAGGGTGTGGCCCAACAAGTTATAGATACATTCCCAAAGAACGCCACCATAGTTGACCTAGTTCGCGTTCAGCGTGAGCCGTACACATTGCCGGTTGATTCGATGGATGATCGGCTTGAGGTGGTTGTAACCATTCCTTATACGGGGTGAGCTATGGGTTTTGACAAAGAAGACTTTGATTCATTGGAGTGGTCTGACGTTAACGAGGTCAGCAATGTATTTTCTATTCAGATAAAGTTCTCAGATGGTGCGATATTCAACACAACAGGCCACCTAGACTCTGATAAGAGAATAGTTGTGCACTCAAGCGCTGAACCCCCTATTGCTATCGGTGATATTGATGAGTAGACTGTAGCTAGGCTCGTCGTTGATGACGCCCTGACTTCCTTTCCAAGTTAACATTGCCCGCCTAGTTGCGGGCTTTTTTGCGTCCAGACATATAACCTAGTAGAATAAGAAACGCGGGCTATAGACCGCAACCCGTCGTGAGACGGAATTTTCCCAAAAGATGGAGACTCCACTATGGCAAAGCAAACAAGCACAGGGGTACTGCTCGCAGTCGTCTCTGGACTTCCCGCCACCGAAGATCAAGCAGGCTACGAAGCTCTTTCTTGGCAAAACATTGGCGAAGTAATTGACCTACCTGAGTATGGCCCGACCGTTCAGGTGGTCGAATCAAACCCACTTGCAACCGGAATCACAGAGAAGCGGAACGGGTTTATAAACTTCGGAAGCCTTTCTCTGGGGCTTGAGCTTGACGTCGAAGACGCTGGCCAGCAAATCTTGGAGGCCGGTGTTCCGACTCCCCCCGGCCAGTTCGTGCCGCATTCGTTCCGCGTGACTTTCCCGGATGGTACCGTCGAATACTACCACGGCGGCATCTTCTCCTATACGCGAGCGCCTGGCTCTGCCAACTCCATGATTGGAAGTACCGTGCAAATCGAGATTAACTCGAAAATTGTGCGCGTACTGGCACCGTAAGGAGAGCTAACACATGGCAACGATTACCTCAACAGCAATGAGCGGAAGTGGTTCGCGGGTGGTCACTGAGACCACTTGCACCGCCTCCGATACATTCACCTTCAATGACGGTGACATTCTGATTTTGAAGAACGACACTGCTGGCGCGCTGACTCCCAACATCGTTGGCGATGGCGCTACTACGGTTGGCGTTCCGGGAGTCGGCAATGTCGATGTGTCTGGCGGCTACGACCTACCGAGCGTGGCAGGCGGAACAGCCGTGGCAATCCCTCTGTCCAGCATTAGCAAATACCTGACCGGCACCATCACCATGACTGGTGCTGACGGCATGGTTGCGCAACTGCTGGCAGTGTAAACCCTTTGGCTGGCTAGGGTAATTCCCGAAAAGTGGCCTCATCCACCACCTGCCAGCCTTACCCATCGGATGCATAGCGAGGCATGATATGACTAAGCAGAACGACATTCTTTCAGTTTTTGACACAGAGGCCAGCTCCGAGGCTGGATCATGGTTGCACCTTTCCATCCCTGGCACTGACGGCGAACCGGCATACGCGGATAAAGAGCGCGAAAAGCCGCTCCGAATCAAGCTTAAAGGGCCGGACTCTGACACATGGACAAGCTATCAGCGCAAGGCCATGAAGTCTCAGGGTAAGAAAGACACTCGCACTGCAAAAGAGATTGCACGCGAAGACGCCCAACTGATGGCGCGTATGACTCTGGACATTGAGAATATCCCCGGTTATGCGGGCTCAGAGTTTAATTCGCTTGTGGACTTGTACCTGAAGTACAAGGACATTCGGATGCAGGCTCTAATGTACGTCATCAACCGTGAAAATTTTACGCAGAAGCTGCCCAACGACTAAAGCTGTGGGCGGCTCAATTGGGGTGGATGCACTCTACCCCGGAACGAAACAGAAAGGACGACAAGCGCACGCGCTTTGAGCAGTACGGGGAAGGACACCCGTACACATGCTTGCCAGATGTTGACGGCTTTGAATATCTGACATCGGCACTGATTGAAGTAGGGATATGCGATCAGAGCGGCATGGGATTAGGCCCGCTCACATGGTCAGAGCTGGATTCCTTTGCCAAGCGTACAGGAGATGTGTACACAGACTGGGAAATAGGTCTATTGCGCCAAATGTCCAGCGAGTATGCGAAGTGGCACAGCAAGGGCGGAAAACAAGGAGACATAGCAGAAGACGTGCCTTATGTCGAACGAAACGAAGAAACCCTTGCACGGATGCAGGAACGATTGATCGAAAGCCGAGAGAAGTCGGCAGAACTGGCTAAAGAGGCGTTAAGCTGATGGAAGATCTCGCAAGTCTTGGGTTTACGGTAGATAGCTCTGGGTTGCGCCGTGGGGCTCAGGACTTGCGGCGCATGGATGAGGCTGGTGGACGCACTACCAGAACCATGAATGCCCTTAAAGGCGCTCTGACTGGCGTTATCGCTGCGATCAGCGCAAGGGAAATCATCCAGTACGCTGATGCTTGGCGAGGAACAGAGAACCAGCTACGGCAAGTGACAAGCAGCACGACCCAGCTTGCTGATGTGCAGCAGCGCTTGGTCAGTGTCGCTAAAGAGACTAGATCTGGCTTTGAATCAACGGCCAATCTTTACGCACGGCTTGCCCGCGCCACTCAAGAAATGGGGCTGGCGCAATCCGACCTGATTGACCTTACCACCACCATAAACCAATCTTTTGCCGTGTCCGGCGCGACTACCACAGAAGCGGCGGCTGCCATCACTCAGCTTTCCCAAGGCTTGGCCGCTGGCAGCCTCCGTGGCGACGAATTCAACTCCGTGGCAGAGCAAGCCCCAGCCATCATGCGGGCCATTGCCGATAGCCTGAACATGACCATTGGCGAGCTTCGGGAGTTTGCAGCTGAGGGTGGAATTACTGCCGAGATTGTGGTTAATGCGCTGCGGGATGCGTCAGATGAAATTGGCGATAGGTTTGCTGGTTCTGTGGCCACGTTTGGTCAGCAGATGGAGGTGGCGCGGACTAATCTGTTGCAGTTTGTTGGTGAGAGTCAAGGCGTCAATGATGTCATTACGTCAGCTGGCGATGCGGTTGTGTGGCTTTCCGAGAGATTGGTAGATCTTGGCGGAATCTTGCCAGGAATGGCAAGACAGTGGCAAGACTGGGGCGCTGACGTTCGTACCACTCTCAATATAATTAACCAGATGATGGCAGAAAGCGCCACAGACTGGGGCAGAATGGGAAAGGATTCGGTTGATATTATCGTCGATGCCTTTATGAACTTCCCAAGCAATGTGCGCGCTATCATCCAGATTGCAACCGTAGAAATTGCCAGCTTTGTAGACAGGGTATCGGCTTACGGATCGGCCATTGCCGACTACCTGAACCCCTCTAACTGGTTTGACGATGATGCTCAAGAAGGTATCGCGGCTAGGCTTGAGGCTAGCTTGCAGGGAATTCAGCAGGCTAGGTTGTCGTCAATCGACGCAATCATCAAAGAGCGAGACGAATCCGTCTCTGCCAGTGAAAAGGTCATCGAGGCCAAACAGCTTGAGGCTAAAGCCTTTGATCTGGCAACTCAATCTATTGGCTCTTATACGTCATCGATGAAAGACGCTATCAAAAAGCAAGAAGAAGCCTATGCGAAGATAATCAAACAGCTAGACCCAGCCCAAGCCGCGCTAATGGAATATTTCGACACACTTGAGGCTATTGACTCTTTGGATGTTGGCGACAGAGAAAAGGACAGGCTGCGCGAAGCTGCTTATGATCAGCACTGGAAGCGTATGGCGGAAATCGCAAAAGATGGCAGCGAAGAAGCCTCCGAGGAAATGGAGGTGGAATTCAATCGCACCGCAGAGCGCATAGCCTCCGGCCTGCAAAACGCCATCATGACCGGCGACTGGGACGGCATAGGCGCAACCATTGGCGGCGCACTGGCTGGGGCCATCTCCGCAAGCGTAGCCGATAAGGTGGCCGAAGCCATGACCGGCCAAGCTATGGCTGGCATCTTTGGCCCGCTCGCTGGCGCTATTGCCGGTGGTGTCGCTGGGCTTGCGGTTAATGCGTTGTCCGACTTTTTCAGCGGCTCAGATTGGGACCCCACAGAAGCGCGTCAGGCAGCTCAGGGCACCGGAACTGTTCTCGGCTCTATCGATGCCAAGTCTGAGTCTATCGCCCGCGCTGTGGAAGGCTCGGAGCAGGGCATCGGCCAGCTTGTCGGCATCAATCAGGGTATGTTGCAGGCGTTGCGTGGGTTGCAGGCTGGAATTAGCGGCGCTGCGGCTTTGGTTGCTCGCGAGCGCGGGGGCATTGGATTCTCTACGTCTGACAGGTTTAGCCAAGGTCAGCTAGCAGCGGGCGGACTTGGCTTGGTGTCTGGCGGCGTGATGGCAGGCTCCTTCGGCAACTTGTTTGGCCCGGCTGCTTCTGTATTTGGCGCACTAGACGATGCGCTTGGCGGTCTTATCGAGGACGCCGTTGGATTCCTTGACAACCTCACAGGCGGCCTGTTGTCAAGCATCGGTAGCTCGGTGTTCGGCGGCGACCAGAAGGTAGTCGATGAAGGTATCCGAATCCTTGGCGGCCAGTTGAGCGATCTGGTCAACAACACCTTGGTGCAAGCCTATGTAAGCATCAAAGAGGACGGCGGCTGGTTTGGCTCAGATAAGCGGTTTGACAGGTTCCAGAACTTGGCGACCAACCAGTTCACGCTGGTTATGCAAGACATTTATGAGTCTGTCGTATCTGCGGCGGATATTCTAGGCATGGATGCAGCCAGCCGAATTAACCAGCTAGAAATCGCAACGCAGCGCATTAGCCTTGAGGATTTGAGTGCAGAAGAACAGCAGGCAGAGCTTGAGGCTGTATTCAGCACCATATTCGACCAAGTGGCAGGGGCTGCGGTTCCGTTCCTTGAGGACTTCCAGCAGGCAGGCGAAGGTCTAGGCGAAACCCTTGCCCGAGTAGCAAACCAAGTAGCCGTCACTGAGGAAGTTGTTAGTCGCCTTGGCCTGCAATTCTCAGAGCTGGCGGGCGCGGAGCTGGTTGCAGCGTCTCAGTACTTGGCAGACGCAACCGGCGGACTCGAAAACCTGATCAGCGGGATGCAAACGTTCGTCGAGAACTTTGCAACCGAGGAGCGCCAATTCGAGCTTGCCCAATCTGATCTGACGCGGGCGCTGGCTCAGGTTAATCAAACGCTACCAGACACACGCCAAGGCTTTTACGAGCTATTGCAGGCTCAGGATGCAAGTACACAGGCAGGGGCTGATACCGTGGCTATGCTGCTACGGTTGCAGGGCGTCGCTGATGATTATTACCAGTACCTTGAGGATGCTGCCGAGTCCGCGGCTGCTGAGGCTAAGCGCCTAGCGGATGAACTGGCCACTTCTCTCCGTGGCGCGACAGACGAAGCTCTGAGAGACCTGCAACGCAGCGTATCCGCAGAACGTGCAGCGGCTCAAGAGCAATACGACATCCGCATGCAGGCAAACCAGCTTGCCACTGATGCAGCCCGCCAAGGCTTGCAGGCCATCCAGACAGAGCTGCGGTCAATCCAACAAGCAACCGGCCAACTGCGCGGCCAGTACAGCCCGATTCAGGCCATGCTCAGGGGTACGGCGCTTGAGACTATCCGTGCGGCATTGAGCAGTGGAGACTTGACCGGAACCGGCGAGGCGGCACAGATAGCGGCAACGGTAGACGAGTCAGGCTACGCGACGCGAGTGGCGTTTGAGCGTGAACAGGGCAAGACGCTTAATCTGCTGTCCCAGCTTGAGGATGCGGGCGAAGATCAACTGACCACGGCTGAGCGGTCACTAAAAGCCCTTGAGCGCCAAGCTGACACCATTCAGAGGGAGTTTGACCAAGAGCAAGAGCGATTAGACGACATTCTTGCCAATGGCCAATCCCAAGTTGACGCCTTGCGCGGTATTGAAACGGCGGTATTGAGCGTAAGCCAAGCCATTACGGCGCTGGAAGCGTCCATCGGCTCAGAAGAGCGCGGAACTGGTGTCACCGATAGTAGTGCATCTATTGGCGAGATTGAGTCGCTGTATCGCTCCATAGGGCGCACAGACGTCACGGATGCCGAGATCGACTATTGGCGCCAGTCTGGTCTTTCCGGAGATGCACTGCGCCAGATGTTCCTAGAGGCAGCGGCGTCATACGTTGGCACAGAATACAATGCATCAGCAATGCGGGCTCAGGAGTTGCTTAACGTACCAGGCTTTGCCAACGGCGGAACGCACATGGGCGGACTGCGAATGGTTGGTGAGCGCGGTCCAGAACTTGAGATGACTGGGCCGTCTCGCATCATGAGCCATGGCGATCTGATGAGTGCCCTTGGCGCAAGCCGTGAGATGGTTAACGAAATCAAGGAGCTCAGGACAGAAAACCTGGCTGCACAGCGAAAGATCGAGAAAAACACCCGCGAGCTGAAACAAATTCAGGAGCGCTGGAACCAGACCGGCCTGCCCGAAACGAGGGAGTTTGTATGAGGATTGTAACGCCTGAGACGATTGACGCCAGCGTTATAACGAGTACCAATGTCGTTAATGATTATGCGGATTGGACGGCGGGCACTTATGACCTGGGCGACAGGGCAGTAGAGGATAACGTTGCCTATGAGGTAGTAGCAGACCCTAGCACAACAGATCAGCCTAGTGTCGGCGTGACTGCTGATCCGCCGACATGGGTGAGAGTCGGCTGGTCGAATCAATACCGCATGTTTCGCGAGGGCATAGATAGCTACAGCAGCGGTACGACCAGCATTGATGTGACGCTGACGTTTGCCGCCACTATCCGCACCTTTGCGGCCCTAGGTTTGCAGGGTAACACGGCTCAGTTAATCGTGACGGATTCGGTGGAAGGTGTTGTTTATGATGAGACAATTGACCTCTATCAGCCAACTGCCGTCACTTGGTGGGAATACTACTTTCTGCCCTACGAACTGGCACAGACTGCCGTATTCGAAAACATACCGCCCTACCCGAACTCAACCTATCAGCTCATTGTGAGCGGAGACACCGGGGATGAGATCAGAGTCGGGCGTGTGGTGGCGGGGCCTGAGCGCGAGCTGGGCGTGACCAACTACGGCTCATCGGTAAGCTTGCAGGATTACAGCATCAAAGAACGGGACGGGTTTGGCAACCTGACACTGGTGCGGCGTCGAACCGTGAGCGTGGTAGACTATGACGTGACCGTACCAAGTGCGAGGGTTGACCTTGTGGTAAGGACGTTAAAGCGATTAAGCGGCACGCCGACGCTGATTATAGGCGAGACGAACTATAACAGCACGATCACTTTCGGTGTGCTGCAAGACGTTACACAGGGGATCGATTACCCATCCGTGTCAGAGTTAACAGTAAGAGTCGAGGAATTCTAATGGCTGCACCAACGATAAGTACGCTCCCAGATCACCCTACCCGAAGCGATGCGCCTGCTACGTTTGAAAGCGAGGCGAACGCGTGGGTTGCGGCTCTGCCGGGATTTACGACTGAAGCCAATGCGCTTGGCACGTATCTTGACGGGGTTGCGGTTGATGTTGAGGGCTTTAAGGACGCCGCCGAACTTGCAGAGATTGCAGCGGAAGCAGCCCGAGATGCGGCCCAATCTGCGGCTTCTACGGCACAATCAGCCGCTAACTTTGCTGGCGAGTGGTCAAGCCTGACTGGGGCGCTATCAGTGCCGGCATCAGTGTTGCATGACGGCGCTTATTGGCAGTTGCTTAATGACCTTGCAGACGTTACGGCCTCAGAGCCTGGCGTTAGTGCAGATTGGGCGGCGATCAACGAACCTCAGTGGAACGCCATCAGCACAAGCGTCAC